TCATATTGATTTAGTACAATTCCCATTACAGAACCTGTAACACCACATTTTGCCCAGAAAGATAGTGTTGCGTCTTCTCCCCGAAGGGTTCTTACGTCTTCAATTCTATTTTCAATATGAACAAAATCACCATCTGATCCACCCTTAACAGTTAAATTGTTTTGAAGTCTTGCGTAATATTTGGGATTACCAAAAACTTCATTTTGGTTTGTATCAAATGTTTTTCTTTCAATAGAATATGTGCTTGTAGATGTTCCATTCCCAGAAACCCCATCCATCCTTATCCACTTGTCGGCAAAATATTTAGAACCAGTTGCACCAAACGAACCATCTACTCCAATTCCTCTTTGCCAGAAATCAAAACCACCATTAATTAATATGTTTTGATTTACTGCACTACCGTATGTTGCACCACCAAGAGAGGTTGATTTATATGCCCAGTTTCCGGGATCAGTAGGTCTTGTGCTGCTTGCTGTGTTTGCTCCGCCCCCACCAACACCAACGTTGTGGTTTTGATTTATTATTGTTCCACGTTTTGTTCCAGTACCGCTACCAGCAGACGACCATGCAATTGCAAATGGTTTTGCAAATCCACCGGGATATGTTGCAGATAATTTACCTTGACTATCAATATAAAGTAAACCTGTTGATGGGAAGATGTCTTCGTCTGCATCTAGATATCCAGTTGTAACTACTTCAATATATTTTTGACTATCAAGAGTGAATGGTGGTGTAACACAAACTCCAACTGCATTTGACATGTGTTGCCAGCGATCTTCGTTTAAAGTTACCCAACCGTCAGAATTTGGTCCTGCTCCCGGCACATGTGCTACAATATCACCCTTTGTAATTAAAGAAGCATCATCAACAGCAGTGAAGAATCTATTCTGATCAATTCCCCCAGTTCCCCCAGTACCACTACCTTGGATGTACTGCCCTCTATACTGCATAACAAATCCAACATCAGAAGTGATACCTAATATTACAGGTTTACTTACTTGTCCACTAAGGCTTGGTTCAATTCTAGTTAATCCGCCGCTGTTGCCGGGACTTAAGAAGTAAATTTGCCCCGCAGTCAAACCAGAACTCTCATCGTTTGCTCTTGTAAAATCACCTTCAATTCTACCAGAAGTAGTTACTTCCACATAAGTATCTGCATCACTAAATGGACCTTCAGCATCTCCTGAACTATCTACTGGCCAGGTGACTCCAGAAACAACACCCAAAACTTCTGCATAAGTTTTATTATCTGCTCTGCCTAGAAAATAGTTTGGACCTCCGGTACATCCGTCCCCTTTATCTCCAGCAACCCTGATTGGCATACCAAAAGTAAATCCTCTTGTTGCTGTAAAACCACCGTAAGGATTCACTCTTACTTTTATTGCACTTAGAACATTTTTTCCTAGATCATAATTTAGAGTTCCATTTATTGTTACATCTCCAGAAAAAGTAGTTCCGTTTGGAATAACTTCTGCCAAAGAACATCTCATTGTACCTGCGGGGAGATCTCCACCAGAATATGCACCACCGGCGGGATCATTATCGAAAGAAGTACCAAGAGTAAACACAATACCATCACCAGACAGGCCATCGTATATCTTCAGATTGTTGGATTTATTAACCACTTCAGTGTTATAGTGGTTTACCCAATCAAGAAAAGTATTATTTCCTGTTAGAAATGGTATTTGATATAAATTATCGTCAGTATTGTTTGCCATTTATATTTCTCTCGTTACTTATTATTTATATAGACTACCAAGTACCAATTAGCATATTATTCATATAACGAATTGTTCTTTGTGCTGGATTTACTTTTACAACTGCACTTAAATTATCTCTTTGTTCTATTGGTTCACCTGGCTCACTTCCCCAATCACCCTTTGGTGCTTCGCTTGTTGAATCATCTGGTGTTGCAGAACTTGCACCAACTACATTTACTGTATATCTACTTGCTCCACACGAAGCAAGGTTTGCATCGCCGTTTGCGTTATCTCCTAAATTCGAGTCACATGGTAATTCGGGTGTGCTTTGATCATCAGCACAACAAGAAATATAATCGCTTGAGAGTAATAACCCAGCAACTATATCTTTATTGTCTCCACCACCAACAGGAATATCAACGGTATATGTTGGAGAAGGACTTGAATCTGTGTCTGCATCTAAATAAACCCAATGCTTCATACCACTAAGACCGTTTTCTGGAAACTCATTTCTTTGTTCGTCCCAAAATGCTCGGAGTTCAGTTAACCACCAACCAGACCAAAATACAATTCTAATAGTGTTAGTAGTATTTAGGTATGACCAAGAAACAAGTTTACCATCTGGACCCGAATTAGATCCTTGGTATGGATTGCTATATGGATATAGCGGACATGAACCTCTCCATCCTGGTCCAGATATTGCAAATTCTGGATTGTGAGTAACACCACCGTCCGCTAAATAACCACCAACACCCAAACCAGTCCTTACAGTGGAAGAATAACTAGTATCAGATCCATCTCCGCCTTCAGAACCAGAAGAGTTGTTATCATAACCATCCCACAAATAACCCGGTCCAGACATCAACCAATTATGCATCATTGTTATAGTCAATGTCATTTGCATTTGATAATGTTCTTGCATTTCATTCAATTCAGATGCTTGTAATGCAAATCCGGGTCTAAAGTTTACAAATTGATAATTTTTGGGACTATCTCCTTCTAATGCCCCATCAAATATAAGTTCATCACCTTCTACACGACTATGATAAGGACTCGCAGTTAAAGGAAAAGATCCTTCAGCGGCCCCAGCATAAAAAGGTTGTATATTTCTAATAGCCATTTCAAATCATCTCCTTGTATTTCATGTGATGATGTTACCAGAGTTAAAACCTACCAATATTTCAAACCGATATGTTCTATTCTGGTTTTCTCCGTAGTTTAAATTAATGTTTGTGGTATTTCTATGTAAGACTTCTTGATCGCTTAAAGAAATATCATTTCCCGCAGCAGAAGTTGGTTTTGTTATGCTGTTTATTTTATATGTATCACCAAGATCATCAGTTACAGTTTTCCCATCAAGAACATCTGGTGTGTTGGTGTTAACTTTTATTTCTGCACCAAACGATGATGTCCTTTTAAAATTCACCACATTAAATTCTAAAGAAGTATTCCCAAAACGTTTTCCATCGTCACCTGATAATTCTGAACTATCAACCGTTGCCTTTGAAGATGTTGTATCTTCACTAGTTGATATTTCAATAACTCCTTGCTTGGTAGCATTTAATTTTGTAGTTAAATCGGTAAAGACTTCTTCTCTTTCGGATCTTCCAGAATTAATATTTATTCCTTCTGAATCTCGTATTGTCGCTAGTCCAAATCTATTGAATATCGTTTGTTCGGTGATGTTTTCAATATCACTTGAATTAATATTCATAGAAAGGAGAACACTAGTTTTCAGAATGTTCCTCATATTTGCATGAGGTCCATTTATTGGAAAAAGATTTACCTTAAATCTACTAGACTCTAAATTAGGAAACATTTTTGATAAAATTCCACTATCAACTTTAGCAGTTGTGTAATTCATACCATTAGAATCTGGCAAACCTATTCCTGTTATTATTTTATTTCCTTCAGCATCTAATTCTGTTGTTATAGGAAACAATGCTTCAGATGTTCCATCACCAATTAAAGGTACAAAAAGATTTGAATTTAAATAATCAGTAGATAGTGTCTTTTCTTCTTTGGATGCTCCCGACAGATCAGCGGTAATTGAACTTATTGCTCCAGATAATTTTTCCCTTCCCACTTTATCTAATTTGGAATTTCTTTTAACTGAAAGAGAGTCAGAAACATTAATATCCGAAATTATATCTTCATAGTAACTTTTACTTTTTTTGTTTATGTTGCAAGAACAAACACCACATTTGGTTGGGAAATTTTCATTGTCAAAATCTACACATCTCTCTCCCGTTCCCCCAGTTGGTCCATTTTCCCCCGACTGTTTATGGAAAACATAATGCTTGTTTAATTTCTTTGCTAGTTCTATACATTTGTAACATTTAGTATCAAAACATTTATAAAAATCACCAACATTATAGTAAGTGTCTTCTATTGGATTGTATTCTGATTCATTATAATACAAACAACAATTTCCAGTTCTTAATTCACTACCAGAACCACAAATTCGTTTCGCTTCTGATAATTTACTAACATCAGAATTATTATAATCATATACTTCATCTTTTGCTGTTACTATGGGAATATATTTTCTACTAATTTCAGAAACTCCGTCTGGTAACGCAGCGACAGCACAATAAGAGAAACCATCTTTACTATGAGCAATATTCCCACTACTATCAACAAACGATTGACTTATTTTTATTGAACCTTGATAATCTTCTCTACCATCTTTGGGGGTAAGAATAAAGTATAACATATTATCCTGAACAAAATAAAATTGGTGTGCTTGCTCGTTACTTGATTGAAAGTAGCCAGGAATAACTCCATTCTTTAAGAATTTTTGTCCACCTTCCGGTACAGGAATAACTTCCATGAACTTATTATCTGTTATCTTTATAGCCAGAGATGATGAATTTAAAGCCTCAGAGAAACTTTCTGTTGTGTTTGTTTTTTCATTTGTATCTAAAGAATTGCCCAAGACAAAAGAAAGATTTTTAGATCTTAGATTATCAAGTAATGCCTTTGTTGAAATGCTACTTGATATAGGATTGTTTTTTATTTTACTTACCATTTAATTTATCCTTGAACTAATGTGCGCCTACATGCTCCATTCATCTGCCACCCAACATGCTGAACCAGTTGCCCCCGCAGTACATCCCGTTGCTCCTAAGTTTGGACTCCGTGTTAATGGGCACAAATATATAAACTCTCCAATATATATCTCTCTAAAAGGTACACTATGTTCTTCATCTCCACTAAGTCCATCAGCCCAGTGGGGGTACACATAGGTGGGCATATTGAATCCCCCAGCACCTCCTCCACCACCATGTGTAGTTGCCCCACCTGCGGCTGATATACCAATGCTTCCTGCACCAACTGACGCCCAAGCATCTCCGGCAGTCCAACCAAAAGTACCACCATATACATCTGTGGTGGCGCCACCAAATCCTATTGACATAGCAGTAGGTCCTGAGTATGTAAAACCACTACCATCACAACCTATGCAATGAGCAATAGTAGAAGTGCTATTTAAATTATAAGGAAAATAATTACCAAGAAGGGGGGTTTCACATATATTAAAACCTCCGTCATAATCATCTGGAGGAATATAATCACTTTCTACCTTTTCAAAGAAACCCTTTATCCCTGCTGGATGTATTAATTCTGTTAAGGCCTCTTGATAGGAGGGAAGTCCCGTTTCTTCATCTACTCCTATATCTCCACCAGCAGAAAGAAGATAGGAATAATCTTGATACCAAAAACTATCCTGAAAAACATATGGACCATTTAGATAACTTCCACCCAAACTCTGAATAGTATCATAGTCACAGTCTTCACCACAAGAATTAAGTGGTTGTGACCATTCAGAAAATTTACCACCATTTAATCTAAGAATGAATTTCTTAGGATAAAATATCTGTATTTCTGGTCTTTCATAAAGAGTTTCAAAGAAATACTCATATGCTTCTTCATTACTTTTCTTCTGATATAAATTCTGTCGTATCCCCATCATGAAGGTTTTAAGTTGATCAGAATTGTCTATAGCATTACCACTATCATCTTCTGGAGTAATGAACGATTCAGGAAATCCAGAAGCGTATGTGTATGCAAAATGTTTGAGATATTCTATTGGTGTTTGTTCAATGTCAATTAGTTTACGAAAACCGACTGAACTGATTGAAGTTGTGGTTAGTTCATAACCACCCAAATTATACAACCAATCATAATAAGATTGAGTAAATTTCAATAATCTATTGGACTCCCCTCTCTCTATCATCCAGAGAGGGAACAAATGATTAATGTCTATAGACTGCTCTGGTGTTACTTCACTCAGGTTTTCTAATTCTTGTTCAACCAACAGCATTCGATATGCTGTGTTATGAGCAGATGCATTTCTTATTATTAATCCATACATTCAGTTCGTCCCATAATTATTATGACAATATTCTTTCTACTGAAAGATCTAAAGTTATGGATGGTATCATTTCTTCTTTGAAGGAAAATGTTTGCGAATCTCCATAAGGTTCTGCATAAATTGTAAAATCTTCTGTTGATATGTTGTTTCTTAGAGACAATATTCCTTCTTCATTATCAATGGTTCCTATTTTACCAGACACTCCGGGTAAACCATTAAAATCATAAAAAACTTCTACATATTGTCTTCCTTTTCGATCATATGCATTCATTGTTCTTAATGACACCAATCTACCTTCTGGAATATTCAGTGATGAGTGTGGATTAAATCTAGTAGAAGTTAATGTATCTGGTTTTATTGGGTTCTTGAAATATTGATCCGATAACTGTCCATTTGTTACTGTGACTTTCTTTGAAACATAGAAGTTGATATCAGAACCAGAAACATTAAATGCAGGATCAATTTTATTAATTTCATTTGCTATGTCTGACGATTTTATATTTACATTGTAACGATTTGGATAAAGTTTAAACAGTTTTTGGTTTGCTAAGGAAAGAAGTCTTTCCCGAGATAAGTTTGTTCGTATAGGATCATAATATAAATTTCCAGAAACTACAAATTGGTATTCTGTGGGGTTTATGTATTCTGGTAAAATTGTTACACATGTTTTTTCTTCTAATATTCTAATTGCGTTACTTGCTGCTATTGCTCCACCTTCATCTCCAGTGTCAACATTTAAACTAACAAAAAGTCTACCATACATTGGTGGATTCATCTCTTCTCCACCCCACACATTAAATTTAGAATAAGGATCTTCTGAGCCACTAACAAAACCTGCTGCGGCAAGTAATCCTCTACAATCTTCTACTGTCACTGCTCTTTCCTGAGCAGCAAACCATTTTGGAGCAAAGAATCTTATTGCTTCTAAGTCAGGAGAAGAAGAACCACCAGAAGACAATCTAAGTGTTTCGGTTGCACCACCCGATAATTCTTCGCTTCGGACTTTAAAGTTTCCGACACCATTCCCCAAATCTCCACTACTTTTCAGATAAGATAATCTTATTGAAGTGTCTTGTGATACACTCATTCCTACTTGTGTTCCATCAGAACCAAACAAATTACCACCAAAAACAATAAAGAATCCCAGTTCACTTCGTTCTAACCAATAGACTTTACTAGTATAATCTAATCCAGTTTGAATATTACTTGCTTGGGTCCAAACTTCCCACCCGATCTGAACCCCATCATCATCTTCTTCTGAATTATAAACTTCAACAACAATAGTTGAAATATCAACATCTAATCCAGATATAAATCCTTTTTGTGTCGTTTGATCTACACTCAAAGGAATTTGGTTAATTAACTCCTTTCCTTCTATAATTTCTAAAATTGCCTCTCCGTCTTCATTTGTTGAATCTTCTATTAAGGTGTAGAAATTATATGGAGTTCCGCTTTCATTGTTGCCTGAAAATTTAGTATAAATTGGTATATTGGAATCCGCTCCAGAATAACGTAATTTAACTCTGCCTCTTGCTCCTCTGCTGCCAGGAACAACATAACCCAATGGTTTCACAAGAGAAATTAATGATTCTTCTCTTTGTGCAGTATCCAAAAACATTTCATTTGCTACCATGTTTGAATAGTAACCATAATATAAAGTATTGTATGTTAAGATGTCTAAAAGAACTTGTATAGCAGAACCCGAATAATCATAATCCTTCAGAGTATCTTGCTCTTTCAAATACTCCATTAAACTAGTTTTAATAGATTCGTAATCCAAATTTCCTAATTGTATTTTACTTGGTGCTGCCATTTTTATCTTACTTTCTTAATTTCTATTTTTAGAGAATCTGGAACCGAAGAAGATTCCGATCCCCCTAGTATTGTAAACTCTATATTGATTGATATATTATTTGAATCTATAAGTTCATCATCAATAATAACACTATTAACTTTTGCTCTGGGTTCAAAATTTCTAAGAGCATAAAGAATATTTAATTCCATTTCTGCTCTTGTTAACACATCCATATTCTCAAACAATAAATCATGCACACCATAACCGAAAGATCTATTAAACGGCTTTTCTCCTGGTCTAGTAAGAATGATATTCATTATAGATTGCCTTATGCTATTTCTGTTCTTTACTACAGAAATATCATTAACAAATTCATTCCTAGTTAGAAATATATCTATATCAGAATATTTAACATTCATTTTATTATTCTTTCTGTTTATTATTAGAAATATGTATAATCATAAGCCGAAGAAATTAGAAATACTATCCCAGAATCCCAACTCTTCAGAAGTATTAGGATCAATTGGGCTGCTATCTCTAGTTAAGGACACTATCATTCTATGTTCATTGTCAGATATGGTATGATTTATTTCACTAATTAACCACATACCACTACTTCTTCTTTCTCTATCTTCTGCTTGAGGAATTATGTTGGATATTTTGATTACTGTCCCCGGTCTTAAAGTTAGGTCTCCATTTATAACAATAATTGCTTTTTGAGATCCTAAAAGCATCATTTGTGCATTTCGCCACAACGGAGTAATCGGAGGAGTATCCCAATAGGTTGCATACGTTCTATTGTATTCTATATAATCTTTAAATTTTGAACCGACACAGGGACAATTACAACTACTGGGATGATCTGGATTACTCCAAACACATCCTTGCCATTCTGAACCCAATACATCTTCTATCAGATCGCATTCTTTGACTGCATCTAATTTTTCTTGTATCTCTTCATCGGTTGGTTCTTGATCCGGTGCTGTACCAAACACACCAAAGAGATCCCACCAAGATGCATCTCCGGTAGGTTTTAATTCTTGACAGGGACAATTACACAAAGGATCATCATCTGGGCAATCTGAATTATCTACAGGAGTGTCTGGATTTGCACATGGATATTTATCATAAGCACCATATGATGAATGGCCTAATTTAACAGAAGGCCAAGTTTCCTTTGCAAATTTTTTCAATCCTATTATAAAATCTGGTTCAGACGGCATAGTATTCTCCCGTATTATTTATCATTCTGGTCATTGTTCAACCCCCCGGTGGTCCAAAATCCCACTCATAACAGATACAATCTGGATCTGGAAATTGACAACATAGAATACAACAAGTGCCTGGAGGACATGGAGGATCGCAATTCTCCGAACATACGGTAGAATCCCAATCATGCCCTTCACACGGATTCCATGTTGTAGTGGTTGGTTCGTCACATTCTTCACAATACGAATCTACACAACAAAGTGCCTCATCACAATCAATATCTTCTACACATTCTGGTTGCGGTGTTGTTGTGGTAGTGGTAGTAGTGGTAGTGGTGGTAGTAGTGGTGGTGGTTGCACAGTCCCCACATTCTCCATCCTGACAACACGAATCTTCGCCTTCACAATCATCGTCTTCTCCACATTCTGGTGGTTCTGGGCAATCAACACATTCCCCGTTTTGACAACATTGATCTCCACAATTTGAATCGTTTTCACATTCTGGTTGTTCATCACAAACACTGCAATCCCTACCAGAAAACCAAAGTGCAGAATATGATCCACTTTCGCTTACGTCATCAGATGC